CTAAAGATTGTTAAATCGTCTTTTAAAGCCGAATTTGTTGATAATTTATTAAAATATGCACAGGAGCAAATAAATGCCTAAGCTAAGTCAAGTATTAGAAACTAGAGACAGAACTTTAAATAAACATTGGATAGAATCATCATTTGATGAATATGACTTAACACAACAACGTCCTTCATATAAACGAACTAATTTTAGTCCTTCGCAAGCTCATCTATGTCCACGAGCATTGTATTACTACATGCTAGGATATGATCAAGATCCGATACCTTCGCAGAATCTACGCCGTATGGGTATAGGTACTGTCTTTCATGAATTTATAGAGAAGAAATTAGTAGCAACTGGACTCATGGTATCCTCTGAACAAGAAGTTACGTATGATGATCCACCTATTAGAGGATTCTATGATGCGATCATTAAACGTCCGTCCGATGATAAAGAGATTCTTTTAGAATTAAAGAGTATGGCCGAACCAAAGAATCCGAAATGGCGTGACACACTTCCACGACATGATCATTTGATTCAATGGAATATGTATTCATTAATGACAGATATCAATGAAGGGATTATCTTTTATCTTAATAAAAATAATCAGGAATATATCATCTGTGAGACAGAACGTAATCAATCTATCATTGATACTACATTAGAAAAGTTCCGATTAGTGCAAGAATACCTTGATAAGGGTGAACACTTTCCATATCAACCTGATTGGAATCATGATTGGTGTAACTTTAAAGTTACGTGTGAAAAAGATTATTTTATAAAAGGAATATAACATGGCTAAAGTATCTACATTTTTAACTAAAGCAGCGGAATTACATAACGTTGACACTCGATATCCAGTACCTGACCGGCCTGAGGGTAATCATCATTACACTTTTCCCATTAATGCAGACCGTTTAACTGATGTTGAAATAGATAATTGGCTTTTATTCTTGGGAGCATGGCGAAGTTATCTCAGTTATCAGATATCTCGTTTAGATGGAGAACATTCTATTCTGTCTGAAGGTTATGACTTGCTATTATCGTCTAAAGTTGCCATTCTAGAAAAAGAATCGGAGAAACGTCTTCTGAAGGACTCTTTAAAAGGGCAGGCTCTTGCGGAAGATGATCAATTACAACAACTTAAAATTCGTACTATTGAACTCAATGGTGAACTGAAATTATTGAAAGGTCGTTTAAGTCTTTATGATTCGCAATTTGAGACTATAAGCCGCGTAGTCACACGACGTGGACAAGAACGTTTCAAGATATGAGTATCTTAGGGCTGGATCTCAGTACTTCTAAAATTGCGATTGCAACCCTTTCCTTAGACGGTTATGTTGTGGTAGAATTGACTTCAAAATTGAAGTCATGGGAAGCAAGACTTAAGGAACTGTACTTACAGTTTCTTCCGTGGGTAGCCTCAAATGTTTCTCCAGACGACTTAGTTTGTATTGAGGATATTCCCCTAGTTCAGAACCGGCAGTCCCTGATTAAGTTAGTTCATGTATTAGCCATGTGTCGTGTTGTATTCATGGAACATGACATGGATGTCTTCACAGTCAATGTGAAGACGTGGAAAAAGGATGTCATTGGCGACGGTGGAGCCGATAAGGATAAGGTAAAGGCGATGGCTATTAAAATTTTAGGTAAAGATATTGGTAAACTATCACAAGATGCTATTGATGCATTAATGATAGCTAAATGGGGCGAGTTACGTGTATCTCCGTAGTGGAATAAAAATTTATAGATCCTGGTAATTAAACGGCTTCTGGTTAGTATCTGAGGCACCGAAGCCGTTTTTTATTTTGTAAAAAGTGGAGTGAGGAAAGTGAAAGCAGCTACATATACCCTAACGGATAATGCTTCTAAAATTTTAGAAAAGAGGTATTACTTGAAAGGTGAACACGGCAATATTATTGAAGATGCCGAAGGCATGTTTGAAAGAGTGGCCCGTACTATGGCGGAAGTTGAGTACAAATATGGGGCTACTGGTAAACAGGTCAAAGAACTAGAACGTGAATTCTTTGATTTGATGTGGGCATTGGATTTTCTTCCTAATAGCCCTACGCTCATGAATGCGGGTACAGGTCAAGGTACTATGTCGGCATGCTATGTGATGGATATCCCCGATAGCATGGAAGACATAATGCGTGTTGCCCATGACCAAGCGATGATTGAGAAGTTTGGTGGGGGCATCGGTTTTAGCCTTTCCGCCTTACGTCCTAAGGGCTATGGCATAAGCACCACTCAAGGTAAGGCGTGTGGGCCTGTCCATGTGTTACGAGTACTTTCCCAGGTAGGTACTATGATTACACAAGGTGGGAAACGTGACGGCGCACACATGGCTATCATGGAAGTCTATCATCCTGATATTGAAGAATTTATCCACTGTAAGAATACTGAAGGTCAGATTACTAACTTCAATATTTCCGTAGGTGCGGATAGTACTTTCATGCAAGCAGTTAGGCAAGACAAATACATTCATCTTACGTGGCCTATAGACCGTAATTATTATGATGCTCCTATTGAGAGTATGGATGGACGATTTATCAAGGCCGGTGATCTTTATAATGAGATTATCAAAGGTGCGTGGACGAATGGGGAACCTGGCATGGTGTGGTTAGATAGAATCAATCAAGATAACTCTACACCTGCGCTAGGACAAATCAATGCTACTAACCCTTGTGGAGAGCAGCCATTGCTATCAGGAGAGTCCTGCAATCTAGGCAGTATTAACGTTGGTAATTTTATTGACTATGTAGGCACAGTTCCCAACTTTGATGAAGAACGTTTTGCTAAGGTTGTTACTACATGTGTTCGATTTTTAGATAATGTGGTGGATGCTAATCAGCATCCTACGGAATATACGACGGCCATGAATCAATCTACTCGTAAGATTGGTTTAGGTATCATGGGTTTCGCTGATTTATTGGTTCGTTTTAATATCCCTTATGATAGTGATGAAGCTTTAAAATTAGCAGATAAGATTGGTTCTGTTCTTAAAGAACACGCAGATAAAACTTCGGCTGAGATTGGTAAACAGAAAGGCAGTTTTCCTGCCTTTGATAAGTCTCCATTAAATAAGATTAATGGTGGTGCGTGGAAAACCATGCGTAATGCATGGAGATTGTCTATCGCTCCTACAGGCACAATCAGCATGATTGCTAATTGTTCTAGTGGAATCGAACCATTATTTGCGTTGGCCTATAAAAAGCATAATATGTCGGCTGCATTAGAAAACATGGAACTTTTCTATATTAATGATGATTTAAAACAGCGTCTTGATATGTCCCATAACGCTATTGCGGAGTATCTTGATGATGGACATAGTATCGATGGGCTGATGAATCCGAAGCTTCGTAAAGTTTTCACTGTTAGCGATGAGATTAGCTATGATAATCACATCACTATGCAAGCCACTTTCCAGAAGCATGTAGATTCAGGTATCTCTAAGACTATTAATCTTCCTACTGAAGCCACTGAATCAGATATTGCCGTTGCTTATGATCAGGCATGGGATTTAAATTGTAAAGGTATAACTGTTTACCGACGTGGGTCTAGAGAACGTGAAGTACTAGTATCTACGGCTAATACGGCAGAAATGGCTACCATAGAGACTCCTGGCTCTCGACCTCCGATATTAGTGGGGTCTACAACGGCTATGTCTACTGGACACGGCAAGATGTATGTAACGGTTAATTATGATAAAGACCAAATGTATGAGGTTTTTGCGACCATAGGTAAAACTGGCAAATGTCAGGCTGCTGATACGGAAGCCATGTGTCGGTTAATCTCTACTGCAATCCAATATGGAATACCAGCTGAAGTTATTACAAAGCAATTATTGGGTATTACTTGTTGTCCGGTATGGAATAACGGTAAAATGGTACTATCCTTAGCGGATGGTATAGGACAGGTGCTATCAGGCTCTGGTGGTGTTTCTATCCATGCTAACGGTCATGGGGATGCTACTACATTAGAGAATTTTAGCGAGATAGTAGTGGGTGGGTCACGGTGTCCAGAGTGTGATGGGTCACTCTTCATGTCAGAAGGATGTTCTTCTTGCATGGAGTGTGGTTACTCTAAATGCGGGTAGCATGGGGATGGAATGGAAAAATCTTAGTTTATGTAATGATTGTAGCAGTGGTAGCAGATGTGCTTACCGCTGTTGCTTGTTGGATTTTAGTCTTTACGTAAAAATGTAATATGTCTACTGATTTATCAAAATTACTGGTGCTGGAAGCAGCTTTAGAGCATCTTCTTAAAGTTAATCCTCAAGAACAACTTGAGTATATTGACAATATTGAGGATTTGCCTGAAAAAACTCGATTAATAACTACTAGTCGTGGGGCGATAGGATATTACAAATCAGAGAAAGGACAGTACGATCCTGACAAGATAGAAGAGGATATAAAAGGTACGAGGGCTGAGCAGGGTGTTGCTGTAAGCCGTGATGCATTAGAACCCGATAGCACACGAGCAATTAGTGGCATAACTGCTGAGCCTTTACCGTCAGAGACAACAGATGAGCCTGAGGACGAAGATACGTTTGACTTCGTGCCTGAACGTACTAGTATGACCCTCCAAACTGATGTTAATGATTATTTTGATAATGTTGCATTATATTTAGATGCATATTTACATCAAGAGTTAGGTTCTAACTTTAAACCTTATTTAGGTAAATCAGTCGATGCTAGTTTATTAAATATGGATGAGGTTCGAAAAGCAGGGTTTACCGATGGAAGTAAAGAAGGAGTTGGAGAACCTACTGGATTAGGCATTAATAGTTTTTCGAATTGGACTGTTACGATTGAAAATCAACCATTTATTTATAAAATGGTTCATGGCGATAATCAGGCTGAGGTATTAGCATATACGTTTGATAGAGCCTTAGGGTTAAATGTTGTTCCTTATATGAAGCAGCATTCCATCGATCTTAAGAAATTGAAGAGTTCTGTAGAAAGCACGCAGCATATAGATGAAGGTCTTTCGGAGCATAACTTCCCTATGAGGGAACATATATTAGAAAGTACAGGTCCTACTGCTGGAGGTCATTTTCAAGAATTTTGTGATAATTGTTTAGGTAAAGAAGAATCTATTCCCGCTATGGCACAGATGTTAGCAACAGCAGAAGGTCGTGAAGAATTTTTTAAAGTAATATTATTAGATTTTGTTACAGGTAATGGTGATAGGCATACCGGCAATTATTTAATTACTAAGAATAATAAAGTAGTTGCTATTGATAATGGACTCGCTGGGCGTGGTGGGGCGTTGCAGGACCATCAAGCAAAAAAGTCTATTCAGACGGCTGATTGGAATAATATAGGCGTTGATCCGATGTCTTTTCCTTATGAGATGGCGCGTGAATTACGAAATATTGTTGGTACCAAGGAAGTACTTAAAATAAGTGATCAGTCTGCGTTAGTTGGTGAAGCCGAAGCTATATTCGATAAATATTTTACGCAAGAACGTAAAGCGATATTAGATAAGGCATTAAATATGTCTGTGTGGTCCATAGATGTGGGTGAGGATAAAGATTTTTCTAAGTTAAAAGATGCGTTTGCTAACCATGCAGCGAATAATTTAGCAAGTGGAATGGTAGGACATGGAACAGGCTCCTTTGACTCCCCACGAGCATGGAAAGACGTTACACCTCTGGATGATATTCCACTTGATTTTGATTGGGAGAAAACCTATTCAGCCGGATCACCACTTAATATTTATGAAGAGGATGAATTCAACTAGGATTACTTATGCCAGCTGTTTTTATTTATCATCAAAGAAAACTAGAATATGTAGTTCTTCCTAATCGACATATCTTTAATAATAAAGATAAAGATTTGATTGGGCCTATTCGGGCTGCTGAACGTCATCCTTTTTGGAACAATCCCGCACAGCGTAATCCTTTTCTTAAAGAAGGCGAAGATTTCTTTAAATCAAATGAAGAGTACTTAGGCTCACGCATTAGTATGGCTGATATTGACGGTAAGATGTCACCAGGTTTCTTTCTATATCTTACGTTTCGTCGTTTCCAGAATCAGCAATACCAAGCGTCTATAGTAAATAATTCAGATCTTATTAATGCATTAGATAAAAAGAGTCTTCAAAAGAGTGATGGGACTTTTGCTAAATTACTGGCGTTAGAAGCTGCTATAGAGTATTTAGTTAAAGCTGATCCGAATGAAGAGATTGAGTATATAGATAGTGTAAGCCAGTTGCCTAAAGATACTAGGTTAATAACTACTGAGCGTGGTGCAATAGGGTATTACAAATCAGAGATTGGGCAACATCATCCAGAACTTAGAGACGAAGATGCAGGTGGAGATCTAGAGCCTACGGAAGAACGTCCGATTAGTGGTGTTGAAGCTCCTGCAATAGACGATGAAATTCCTGCAATAGACGATGAAATTCCTGAATTAGATGATGTAATTCCTGAATTAGATGATGAAGATGACGATGATGAAACTGAGGGGCAAGGCATTATTGGTGAGAAGATTGATGCTAAGTCTTTCATTGATAAAATGGCAAAACAAGGTTTTCGTCCATTAGATGATTTGATTAAAACGTTACCTAGAATTTCTAAAGGTCAGCAAGACGAATTAATTAGACAGTCTGCTTTAGCGGGGAAAGGCCCACAAACTGCCGCTACTCCTATTACTCCTAATATAGCTGTAGTTAATGATGACGGTAAAGTAGTTCAAATAACTACCGCAGATGGGCAATTACAAGCTGTTCAGGAGTTTGACCCAAAGAATCCTGATCGCGGTGGCAAACGACACTTATTCTTTAGTACTGATGCTAACGCTAAGGTCCAAGTAGCTTGGATGGATGGTTTAGGCCGACAGCATGCGGGATATAGTGCAAAATACACTAGGGGGCAGGCTGTTAAGAAATTCGATAAGATTAAGGAATTACATAAGGTTATTCCGCAGATTGAGAAACAATGTAAAGCTGATATTATTAGTAATTCTAAAAATAAAGAGGCAGCTTTAACTATAGCTTTAATCCATAATACATATCGTCGTGTGGGTAGTGGACGTTCTAAGATTGTTTGGGATGGAAAAGAAGGACGACCTGGGCCTACGAAAGATAAAGAAGGCGATTTTATTAGAGACTATGTTAATACGTTTGGAGTAACTAGTTTTCAAGCACAACATCTCATAGTTGAAGGTAAGAAAGTTCATCTTAATTTCTTAGGTAAATCAGGTAAATTAAATTATGTGGAAGTTACTGACCCTCTAGTTAAGAAGGAGTTAATTGCTCGTAAGAAAGCAGCAGGCAAAAATGAAACTGCTGTCATTATGAATATTAAGCCTCCTGCCGTTAATGCGTATTTAAAGCAAGCAGCCGATGGTGACTTCAGTGTAAAGAATTTCCGTACTTATCATGGTAGTAGATTAGCTGCAGATTTAATCGCTAAGACTAAGGTTCCTAAGTTAGATAGAGTGAAGTTTGATGGCTTCATGAAGCGACGGGTCACTGCTGGTAAAATTAAAGATGCTGCTCAATGGAAAGAAGAAGCCTTTTTATGGGCATTGAAGGAACGCAATAAACTTAAATTAGATATAATTGGTGATCCTATTTCCGCACAATTAAGTAATACTAAACAAGTTTGTATAGCTCAATATATTGATCCACAGTTATTTACGAAGTGGGATATTTCCTTAGATGGGGACGCTGAAGGGCTGTTAAAATCTCGTCCTCCTGCAGCAACAAAACTTAAAGCCGCAGTTAAAGCTGCAAAAATAAAAGAAGCAGCGAAACTTAAGAATCCGCCTAAACCCAACGCTAAAGGTAAAGGAAAAACTAAAGGTAAAGGTAAAGGAAAAAAGACATAATGGCTCCTACAAGTTGGAAGAAGTGTCAGAAATGTGGACGTAAGCAGCCGAAGCGATATCTGCCTGTATTGTGTGGAGCGTGTGATGCAGATAAGCGTAGAAAGGAACGACGGGAAGCTAGAAAGGTATTGACTTAGACAGGGTACTTTTAGTATACTACTGCTTAGAGAGGTATGATGACTCAAGATAGTAAAGCTTTACAAGATGTATTTGAAACCATCCATTATTCGAAAGAACTAGTTGATACTAGTGCTGAGGAAGATGAGACTGATCCTGATGATGATGAGGATTATGAGCCTGAACTCACTCTTGGACAACAACTAGGGATGATGACAGATGAAGAGTTTGAGGAATTTCTAGATGCACGTCACGATAGTAAAAATAAATGATTGTAGAACCACAAGTTTTTTTAATAGGTGAGTCAGTAGTTAATGAGGAAGGTCTTAGTGCCTTCCTTACTCATTTAGGCGTGCCTGAATGGACTTCCGATGGATCTACAGATGTAGAACGTCTAACTGAGGTATATGGTCGTGCTTGTTATAAATCATTTGGTACTGAGCTAAATCCAAATATCACACGAGTACGTGGTTCTAACAAATCATATATTTCTAATATCTTAGAAAAAGGCGATGGCTCTGTATTAGAGCATGGTGTAGCGAATTTCTTTTTCTGTGATGTCAGTAGGGTTTTTACTCATGAATTAGTAAGGCATCGTGTGGGAACGGCTATGTCGCAAGAGTCTTTACGGTATGTACGTCTTACTGATTTAAATTGGTATGCTCCTATATGTATACAAGAGAATGCTGCCGCTATGACTATCTTTGAACAAACTATGGAAGGACTTTCTAATCTTCAAAAAGACTTATCAGAGTTGTATGAATTAGATACGACCAATGATTTTAATTTTAAGAAGCAAGTAACTTCAGCTATGCGTCGTATTGCTCCTATAGGATTAGCTACGAATATTGGCTGGAGTTGTAATATGCGTACTTTACGTCATGTTATTGAGATGCGGACGGATCCGGGGGCTGAAGAAGAGATACGTATCGTTTTCTCTAAAGTAGCTGATATTGCAATAGAACGCTGGCCTAACCTATTTGCTGATTATTCTATGGATGTTATCGATGACCTTCCTTCCTTTAAAACCATGAATAAAAAAGTTTAGAGTATGCTATAGTACTGGAACGTTTTGGTGGAAAATGGGGGGTCCGTGCCTCGTAATATCAAAGAAGTTGAACTTACTCTTGTTGATACGGAAAATGTTCTTTGTCATATATTGGAGACAATATCAGTATATGAGTATCCAACCCCTTCAGTATTTTCGGCTCTGACCCGATTGAGTATTGTTTCGTATCTTAGGGGGCGCGGTGTCCAAAAGGATATTGAAGTTATTGCCATTGATGTTTTCCGTCAATTAACGGAAGTAGCGCAATCATTTCCTAAATATATGTGGTTTACAGATTGGTCACGGAAATTGGTTGAAACCGTAAAAGAGAAGAAGGTCGAACAGGAATAATGATCTTTTGTAATATCACCGACTGTAAAAATTGGCTATCATTGAAAACTGTTAAACACATGGAACATAAACCAGGTTTTCGACCAATCGGTACGACGGATGAATATACAGGTCATTGTGCGTTCAAGTCTATTAAGATTGAATCTACTACGGCTAGTAGTCAGCACACTAAGCAAGTTTTAGCTGTTTGTGGCAGCTATAATTCAGATGAAGAACCTACTGACTTTATATGTTACGAAGAACGTTGTGCTAGATTTATAGATCCTCATAATTGTGCCAAGATCAAATATGATGAGAATATATATATAGGTTGGACAGTAGTTTTTGATGAATTGGAGAAAAAAGAAGTTCCCCGGTGTAAATCGTTTGCTCATCGTTGGAGGGAGAACTCCTTTGACTGGGGAGCAGCGGCAACAGGTAGATTTTAAATTTACATAAATAGTTTATTTTTGTTATAATGGAGATATAATGCCTAAGTTCCCCAATTATGGTGATGACGATTTTTCGTTAATGGTGGATCCCTTTTCTGGACGAGTCGCACTTATATGCCCTGCGCCTATAATTGCATTTGATGATATTAGTGATTTTCGCGAATGGGTTAATGGATTATTAGATGCTATTCCGCAGATTACTAGTTCTTTGCAGAGTAATACGAATAATGAGCCTCCTATCAATAAAGATTATGCTTCGACGGTGATAGATACATGGCAGGAACAGATAATGGAAAATATAGAGGCGGCCCCAAAGAAGACTGGACGGAAAAAATCCGTGAAGAAGCAAAAAAGCTCTATGAACGAGGATCCGAACTCCTAGAAATTAGTGAGCAGCTTGGCGTACCGCTTGAATTGCTCACTACTTGGGCATTCACGAGGCGATGGGATGTCTTACCGGATACTTTAGTAATTGGGGACGCTGCCTTTCCTAGTGCCATAGAAAGAAAAGATTCTATCTATGACATAACTTCAGCGGATATGACGCAAGACGCTAATGATACGCTTTTAGAAGGCTATAAATTAGTTAGTAATGCGGCTCAAGAGGCATTACTTAATGACAATATAAAATTTAAAGATAAGAAACAAGCATCTGATGCTCTTATTGAAAGTTTAAAAGGACAAGTTTCACTTCTAGGGGCTGATTTATCTCAGCAATTTCTACTAGATGTGGCAAAGATAATACGTGAAGAAATCACCGATCAAGAAACCCTCCAACGACTCGGCGTTAAACTCACAGCCCTTGGTAGACTTTACAATACTAGGATCTCTGCTTAACGATATTAGTATTGCCGCTACTGACGACATTGCAGAGTTAGAGTCTGATGACATTTGGGAGTTTACTCCAGTTGATTTAGAAACTTTTCTTTATAAAGAAGAGTATTTAAATCTTACTATGCGATTGTCTGCGCCTCAACTTGATTTTGTTTCTACGACTTCTAATATCTTTAATCCACCGTTTTTCACTGAGAGTGTATTAATGGCGGGACAAGGTTCTGGTAAAGATACGTGTTCTATATTGATTGGTTTACGTATCGTTTATCTATTACATTGTCTAAAAATTCCTCAAGAATATTTTGGGATGGACAGTAATGGTTTTATTGACTCCATTAATATCGCGCAGAATGCGGACATCGCCAGGAATATATATTTTTCTACTCTTTCTAATATTCTTCGTACTGCCCCTTTGTTTGCTGATCCTACTCTCGCTCATCACATCCCCACCCGTATTACTCAGCAGGTGGTTACGTTCCCTAAAAACATACGTCTTATCTCTGGTAACTCGGAGAATGAATCGTGGCAAGGATATACACCAATCTTGATTATTCTTGATGAGATTGATGCTTTTAAGAGTGAGCAGGAGATGCAACGTAGTCATTCACTACGTAGTGAGGGGGCTGAGGGGGTCTACAATACTGCGAAAGCTCTAGTTCAGTCTCGTTTTCCTGGGTTAGGTAAAGTTATTTGTTTATCTTGGCCTAGGTTTAAGGGTTCATTCATACAAAAACGATTTGCTAATGGCAAACTAGAGGCTCGTACTTTTGTTTCGTGTAAAGAAAATGGTCTTCCTTTTTCTACGTGGGAATTTAATCCTTCTAAGAAAGAATCGGACTTTATAGATTTCTATGCAACAGATCCTGTATTAGCTCGTGCTCGTTTTGAGTGTGATCCACCATTTGCTCGTGACGCATATATCAAAGACCCACTTCCTATTTTACGTGCCTTTGATGCTGAGATAGATGAAGTTGGACAGATAACTTGGGGACGACTTAAAGAGCATAGAGATGAGTCAG